GCCGCCAGTCTACCATCCACAGGGGCTGATCCGGTTGGACAAGCCGAAGCATCACAAGGGAAGCGGAAAGAAGAATGGGGAAGTTTACAGCCACGGACTGTCATCCGATTATGTAACCGAGTATATCAACTATCCCCGCAATCTTCTGGAAGTTCCCTGTGAGCGCGGCCTGCATCCGACACAGAAACCAGTAGCACTGTTCGAGTATCTCATTCGCACCTACACCGATGAGGGCGCGCTCGTGCTCGATAACTGTATGGGCAGCGGAACCACAGCGGTGGCCTGCATCCGCAGCGGCCGCAATTACATTGGCTTTGAGCTGGATGCAAAACACTATGAGATTGCCTGCAAGCGGATCGAGAATGAGCTTGCTGACCGGGTTTAGGTACTTCCTGACCCCACCGGGAGTGCGGGTCGTTCAGAGGCGCGGAAATTTCCCCGCTGCAAGTGCAAAAAAACAGGGTAACAAGGTAACAAACTAGAAAATTAGAATTTTGCGGGTGCATGAGATGTAGATAGAAGCGTTTGGAAGTGAAAAAATGGATTAGAAATTTGTTACATTGAGGTGGGATTTTGGGTAACAACATCAAGACAAAAATAATCGACGGAAAAACCTGCGTTCCCACCTCCTTTCTGACCGAGATTTTTGGTGTCACGCCAAAGACCTTGGCCAGCTGGGCGAAGGACGGATGCCCGAAGGCTGATCGCGGCTGGTGGCCAATCCGGGAGGTCATCGCCTGGCGGATGGATGGCAGCGGGACCGGGGAGGATCTGGAGAAAATGAGTCTCAAAGATCGCAAGCTCTACTGGGAAGCGCTGCTCAAAAAGGCGCAGACCGAAAACAGGGAGCTTGAGAACGGGATCAAGCGGGGAGACTATATCGAAAAACAGGTGGTAGCGGATGAGCTGGCCGCCTTTTTTGTTGCCTTAAAACAGGCACTTTTGCTCCTTCCCCGAAAAATCGGCATCCTGGCATCCAAGTCTGTGGAGCTGGATGCCGCAAAAGAACTGGAACGCGAAGTAAGTGAGGTGGTACATGATGTACTCGCGGAATGGAGTCAAGGTAAATTATCCGAGCTGGATTCTGGACAGTATGAAAACACTAAAACCGCCGGAAAGAATGACAGTCAGTGAGTGGGCGGATAAAAACCGCATCATTCCGGCCGGAACCTCCAACCAGCCCGGACGCTGGAAAACAGAGAAAACCCCCTATCTTCGGGGAATCATGGATGCCTTTTCGGATGACCGGATCGAGGAAATTGTCTTTATCAAGCCGACGCAGGTCGGCGGCACCGAATCGATTCTCAATATTTTGGGGTATATCGTGGATCAGGACCCGGCATCGACGCTGGTGGTCTATCCCTCCGATACACTGGCCGAGGATATTTCCAAAAACCGCATCCAGCCCATGCTGCGGGCAACAAGACCGCTGGCCGAAAAGTTCCGGGAAGAGGACAGCAAGTTGCTGGCTCTGCAGTTTGAGAATATGTATATCCCGCTTACCGGTGCCAATTCGGCAGCGTCGCTTTCATCGAAGCCGATCCGATTTGTGCTGCTCGATGAGGTGGACAAATATCCTCCTCGCTCCGGAGGCGGCAAGGAGGCCGATCCGATCTCTCTGGCAAGGGAGCGAACCAACACCTTTGCATACAACAAGAAGATCTTTATCACCTCTACGCCTACCCTAAAGACCGGCGCAATCTGGAAAGAGTGGGAGAGCTGCACCCGGCAGCTCTATTTTTATGTACCCTGTCCATATTGCGGGAAGTTTCAGCGACTGCGCTTTCAGCAGATCAAGTTTATCAAAGAGGGCACCAAGACCGAACGTGCTGAGTCGGCTTATTATGAGTGTCCCTATTGCCAGGGGCAGCTCTTTGATGCGGACAAGCACAAGATGCTCAAACAGGGCCGCTGGATGAACGAGGAGGAGCTGGACGGCAAAAAGCAAAGCCCCAAAAAGACCGGCTTTTCGCTCAATGCCATCTATTCGCCCTGGCTTTCCTTTCGGGATGTGGCCTATAAGTGGCTGGATGCGCAGGGAGATCAGGAGAAGATGCAGAACTTTGTCAACTCCTGGCTGGGAGAGCCATGGGAAGATGTCGGCAGCACCGCCGGTGCCCAGAAGATCCTGGACAACCGGGGAATCTATACCAGAGGAATTGTTCCGGACTGGGCACAGATTATCACCTGTGGGGTGGATGTGCAGCAAACCTGCCTGTATTACACGGTGGATGCCTGGGGGCAGGGCAAGAAAATCTACAACATCGATCACGGTTGCATCCCAGGAACGGACTTTAATACCCTGTGGGATGTCATCAACCAGTCCTACTACGACCAGAAGGGGAAAGATTGGTACATCGATCTGACTCTGGTCGATTCTGGTGACCAGACAGACCTTGTGTACGATTTCTGCTATATCCACAACCCTCTTACCATACCGGTAAAGGGTGCATCCCACCCGATGCCGTCCCGGTATCGAGTCTCGCCCATCCAAAAAGAGGACAGTGTCGCGCGAGGACTCAACCTTGTCATCTGCGACGGCAGCTACTATAAAAGCATGATTTATGCCAAAATCAACGCGCAGGACGGCAGCTGGCAGGTGTTTGACGGGGTGGATCAGGAATACTGCAACCAGGTTACCAGCGAACACAAGGTATTTGAGCGCAAAAACGGGGTGGACAGCTGGGTGTGGAAGAAAAAGACCAGCAACGCCGACAACCATTATCTGGACTGCGAGGTATATGCTGCCTGCGCGGCAGATCTGATGGGGGCTTTTGCTTTGCTTGAGGAGCAGCCGGAAGCAGAAGAGGAAGAACCGACCTATCAGCGGGAGCAGGATGAGGAAGAAAACTGGTTTGGAAACGATGATGACTACGACTGGGGAGGTGATTGGATATGATCAGTCTGGAAAAGCAGTATGAAAACCTCTGCAGTGCGATCGCGGCGATTGAAAACGGTGCGCAGAGCTACAATGTGGACGGCCAGAGTGTCACCAAGGCAAATCTGGCGACCCTGTACAGCCGGCAGAAAGCTCTGGAAAGCCAGATTCGGCAGGCACAGGGCGGGAATCTGTGTATCGTAGAGTTTGCCGACAGGGGGTAGCGGGGGATGCTTAAAGTTTTTGCCCGAAGATTTCTGAAGGAGAAAAAGGAGGAATGCAGGTGAGTGTGTGGGAAACCCTGAAAATGCGTTTTTTAGGGAAAAGAAACGGGTATGACGCGGGCGGAGGGCGGGATTCGGACAACTGGACACCGGTCGACGGGCGGGCGGAGGATATCAACGCCATGTCCCGCGACACCATCCGCCACCGCGCCCGGGATCTGGAACGCAATGCCGACTATGTGGAGGCAAGTATCCTTGCTATGGAGCGAAATGTGGTCGGCTCCGGCATCCGTCTGGACTGCAAAATCGATCATCCAGAGCTGGAAAAGAAGATCGAACGGTTGTGGGAGAGCTGGTGTCATGCAGAAAACTGCGACGTGACCGGGCGGCTGTGTTTTTGTGAGATCCTCAAAATAGCAGTGCGCCGCATGATGGTGGACGGCGGTCTGTTGATTGTCGCTTCTTACAGCGGGAACAAACGATTTCCACTTCAGCTGCAGATCAAAGAGGTGGACGAGCTGGACAGCGGGGTGCTGTTCCACGGGAAGAATCAGGTGGTCGGCGGGATTGAGGTTAATTCCTTCAACAAACCGGTTGCCTATCACTTTACGGTGTACGACACCTTCGGGGAAACCGGTCGGACAGTGCGTATCCCGGCGGATCGGGTCATCTATCTCAATAAAATCAAGCGAACCAGCCAGGTTAGAGAAATTTCAGGTTTTTCCAACGTCCTTTCCAGATTACGAGATTTAAATCAATTTTTAAATGCAGTATCAGTAAAAGAAAGGATGTTGGCGTGTTTAGCAGTATTTATCAAGAAAGTAAATGCAGCTCTAGGATTGGGCCGCAACCAGAAAACCGATAAGGCAACTGGAGCCAAGATCGGAAGAGCGTCGTGTAGGG